AAGGTTTATTGGAACAATATAAAAGTAAAAATACATCTGCAATTGAGGTGATGGCAATAATAGAAATTTGTAAAATGGTACAAAAAAAATGGTACAAAAAAAAGGAGGGGGATAATTACTATGTCTAAATTAATAGAAAAAAAAGTAATGTGTCCAATGTGTAATGGTTGTGGAACGATAATAAGAGTAAGTCCAATTTATAAATATACCGCCAAACAGCGTCAACAAGCGAGAAAATTATATAAAAAAGGCTATTCTTTAAGAGCCATAGGTAAGAAATTAGGCATTGGCGAAAATGCACAAAAAGTTAAAAGTATGATGTTTGCTAAATTTGAGGAAAAATAATATGTCTAAATCAAAAGATAAAACGTGTATGTGTGCTTGCCATTGGTCAACTGCGTTTGAAAAAAACTTACCACAGAATATACACTGTGGATTATGTACATTTAAGCAAAAGATCAAAGATAAATTTGTAGGTGACCTTTGGAATGACCCATATTCATTATGTGATGATGTTGTAGAATCTACAATTAAAGAAGTAGAGAGAAATTTAATAGATAATTTAGATATATTATGTAAGAAATGTGATGCTTATAAAAATTGTCAAACAAGATGTGGAGTTTTTAAAACAACCAAAAGATATATTAGAAAAATATTAAAGGAGGTAATAAAATGACAGGATTTAATTGTATAAAATGCGGGTGATGAGTTATGAGATGAAGAGAGGAAAAACATTACTTGAAGCAGTAGATAATATGCTTGAATATTTAGAAAAAAATAAATTAAAAGAACCAGATATAGGTATTTAATTTTAAATCTTAAAGGATATGAGAGATGAAACCAACTCATAAAGAACAAGAAGAATACAAACGCCATATATCAAGAGAAGCCAGAAAATTTATCAGAAAAATAAAAAAAGATAAAAAGAATATTAATATTAAAGATGTACCATTTTAAAAGGAGATTAATATGAAACCATCAATTCGTCCACCATCGTTATTAAGTAGATTATTTTGTAAACACGATTGGATTATGAAAAATGTTGTAAACTATTTATCTGTAGATGATATGGATAATAATTTACCTGTCAGTAGAAATTATATTTTTACTTGTAAAAAATGTTTAAAGGTAAAGAGATTTAAAATGTGGTAGATGTGGTAGATGTTATAGATGTGATAGGTATTGACAATAAAAAATCAGATAGTATAATATAATAAAGTTCTTTTACAATTTCATAGATTAATTAACTAACAAGGAGTTTTTATGAAACTTTACTCTTGTGACGACGACCCATTACCTTCGAGAGTAAAAAAGAATAGAGACAACTTAATAGTGATTTTCTGGATACTGACTTTTATAGTCACTTTATCACTTTTTATCTATTTTATCCTTCCAGAAAAAGCACACGCAGATGGAATCAATAAAAATTTAGCTGTAAATTTAAAACCATTATTGATTCAAGAAAAACCAAAAGAAAAACAAATGCCAGTTGGAGAATATCTACCTAAACCAAAGCCAGAACCTTTATCAGAAGAAAGACCAGATATAGTAATTGATACATATATCGGGGAAGCATCGCATTATAATGTGGCTTCAAGTTCAGATAGTACGGCTTCAATGGAGCCATTGATAGATAGTGCATTAACTTGTGCTTTACCGCCAAGTATCGGTCAAGGTAGATTCGGTATGAGAGTTCGGGTTACCAATTTAGAAACTGGATTATCAGTAGTCGTCAGGTATAATGATTCTGGACCATATTCAAATGGAAGGATAATTGATTTAACTGATGGCTCTCAACAAGCAATCGGAATGAATGGAATAGCCCAAGTAAAAATAGAACTTTTACATACCGAGATGTCTGCAGGTAGTAATAACTTTGCTTATGGATACTGCACAGATTATGTTGCTTCCAAGGTTCCTGTAGTATGGAACGGGGATGCTAAGGAATGGTATTGGCAGGCAATTAGTGCAGGATATAAAACAGGCACAACCCCTTCAGTTGGAGCTATCTTATGCACCGATGAAAGTTGGTGGGGACATGTAGCTTATGTAGAAGCAGTTTATACCGATGGAACAATTCAGATTTCGGAAAAAAATTATGCTGGATGGAATGTTACTTCAACAAGGCAAATTGCCTGTAATTCAGGCAAATATATATATTAATTTGGTTAAAAGCTGGTTAGTTCCTCTCCAGCGTTAACATATAAGCGAATGGAACGGGGATGTATAATCCCTGTTCTCAAAGTAGATTATCGAGTAGATTATACATTTAGTCTTTTTTGAGAACAGATTATCAATTAAACTATTAACTAAACTATTAATAAAAATGGAGGTGGCTATGGAAAGTCTTAGTTTATTGAGTGTTGCAGTGTTAGGCACTCTATCATCAATTATAGTTCAAATCCTTAAGCGACCAGAATTAGACTGGGGATTTTTAGAAAGAATAAAAACTGGCAAGGTGGCAATATTTGTTGTATGTACCATTGGCGTTATTGGTGTTGCTCTTTGGACTATGCCTATAGATATGTTATTGCTTAATTGGCAAGTTATTGTTATGAATTTAGTTAAAACCTTAGTATCTGCATTTATAGCGTATAAAATGATAATTGAACAGTTAGGTATTTAACTATAATTAAAAGGAGGAGGTGAGTATGGCGATTTTTGACGAAATTCCAGAAATGGAAGATGAATTAATAGAATTAACTGGAGATATGAGTCAAAGAAATATAGCAAATCATCTGTCTGCAAAATATGATACTGATGTTACCAAATCAATGGTATATAAACGTCAGGTAAAATTAAAACTGAATAGACAAGGCAGACCGAAGACTACAGATGAACTTGTAGCTGAGAAAAAGAAACATTTTCAAGAAGAGATGAGTAAAAATGAACTTGAGCAATTGTTCCTTGAAAAAACAAAAACAGAAATGGTTATTGATGCTATTAAAGAATCTATCATACCAATACCAGCTCCGAAAATTAATACTGCAAAAATGAAAGCAGTGACAACAGATGAGGAAGTTGCCGTTCTTGATTTATCAGACCTCCATGCTGGTAAAGTTACCAAGTCATATAATTCAGAAGTATTTGTTAAAAGATTAGAAACATTAAAAAATAATGTTGCTTTAATTGTTAATATATTACGCAAGAGTTATCCTATAAGAAAATTAGTTATACTGTGTAAGGGCGACATTGTAGATAATCATGCAATTTACAAAACTCATGCTTGGCATATTGACCAACACGTTATGAATCAAATATTCAGTCTTTGCGTACCAGCTTTGACTGATTTTATTTCTGCTATGTCTGGACATTTTGAGCAAGTTGAAGTAGTTTGTGTTCCAGGTAATCATGGCAGAGCTGGTAAATTTCAACCAGAAGAACTTAATTTTGATACAATTCTATATGAGGTGCTTAAACTTGCAACACAAAACTTGCACAATGTGCGATGGGAGATAACTTGGGACTGGTATATTATTAAAGAAATCATGGGCTGGAAGTTTCTAGTTACTCACGGGTCGCAAATTAAGATGTGGCTTAATATTCCCATATATGGCGAAACACAGAAAGGTATGAGATGGCAAGGTTCTATGAAGACATCAAAAACTGAGATACAATCAGAATTAACTAAAATTATTAAAGATTCTTCCATTTCAGACAAGGAAAAAATAAAAAATATTATGGTTGCTACCTCAGATTGGGATTATTTAAGTCTGGCTCATTTTCATTTCCCGCATCGTATTCGTTGGACAAACTTTGAAATTCTTTGTAATGGAACATTTGTTACAGATGATGATTTCAGTTTACGAGATTTAGGTTTTAATTCAGAAGCCAAACAAATTTTACAAGGAGTGCATCCGAAAAGAGGTTTGACTTGGTATTATAAGGTAGATTTGGAAAATTAATAGATTTGGAAAATTAAATGAAAAGAAAATCTAAAACACCAAAAACAAAAGCAATAGAAATGGCAAAAAAATTAGTAAGAAGTAAAAAGGTATGCGAAAGATGCGGACAAAATAAATTAGACATTCAATATCATGGAGCACATATCTTTCATACCAATTTGTCTGCTGTTTTAGCTGCTGACCCAAGAAATATAATGTGTCTTTGTGCTTACTGCCACAGATGGGGACACAGAAACCCAGCACAATTTGTCTTAGATTGGTTTGCCAAGAAATATAAAAAGAGATATGATGAACTTATAATAATAAAACAAACTACTAAACCAATCAAAGATTACCAATGGGAAGAGATTAGACAGAATTTAGAAAGAGAGTATAATAGATTATATGGCGATAATTAATAATAAATTAATAACAAAAATTTAGGAGAAACTTATGTTTAAAATGTTTAAAAATCCTTTCGAAAAAGAAGGTCAAAAAGAAGGTCAAGATGTTCAAGATGTTCAAGATGTTAATCCTATTCCAGCAAATCAACCTACTCAATCTACTCAACCACAACAAAAACAATTAAAGATGTTAACCAAACCATTAGAACCAAAAGATTTTGCAACGTTAAAACAAATTCAAAGCACCATGACAGCAATCTTGCAGGACATTACCAGAACATCAATGACGAGAATTAAATTGGAAAATCAATTGAAAGACAAGTTTAATGATTTTAAAAACCAAAAAACAGAACAAGCTAAGCTAATGAAAAAATTCAGTAAAAAATATAAAGTTCCCGATGTTGTCTATGGAGTTAATACTAGAGTTAATATAGAAACTGGAATGATTGAATATGCTGGCGAAACTGATGAAGCAATGACTGAAGAAAGTAATGAAGAAACCAAATCAGAAATTAAATAAGAATCATTACCGTAGCCAAAGAAAAAATAATAGTAAAAATAATAGTAAAGGCGTTACATTATGAATATTAATGAATTAAAATTAAATCCAGATAATCCACGACTAATTAAGGATAATAAATTTAAGAAACTTTGTAATTCATTAAAAGAATTTCCCAAGATGATGCAAATAAGACCTATTGTCATTGATACCAACAAAGACAATATGATACTAGGTGGTAATATGAGGTATCGGGCATTGAAAGAACTAGGATATAAAGATATTCCTGATGAATGGGTCAAGGATGCTAACACATTGACTGAAGAAGAAAAACAACGCTTTATTGTTGAAGATAATGTTCCTTTTGGTGAATGGGATTTTGAAGCGTTGGCTAATATGTATGATTTAAAAGACCTCAAACAATGGGGTTTTGATGATAATGAATTAGACATAATGCAAACAGAAGAAGATGATTTTGATGCCAAAGTAGAAGCTGATAAAATAAAAGAACCGACAAGCAAATTAGGAGACCTTTATCAGTTAGGAGAACATAGATTATTATGTGGAGATGCGACAAAAGAAGAAGATGTTAAGAAGTTAATGGGGGGGGTCTTGGCAGATATAGTTTTTACGGACCCGCCATATAATGTTGATTATGATTATAGCAAATACACGGATGGAAGAAAAATGAAATGGGATAAGGTCTTCAACGATAATCAATCAAGCGAAGACTTCACTGCATTTTTAGTTGTATCATTTAATAATTTATTTAAATATAGCAAAGATGAAATGAATTTTTATGTCTGGCACGCAGATAAAACAGCAAGAGAGTTTTGGTATGCATTAGAAGATTCTGGTTTTTATGTATCTCAACGCATTACTTGGGTAAAAGATAGGTTTGTTTTAGCAATGGGACAACACTTTCATCGGATGTTTGAACCGTGCCTGCACGGATGGAAAAAGAAACAAAAATGTTATTTTAATAAAAAAATAAATAACTGGGGAGATGTTTGGAATTTAGACAAAGAAGATATATTATCTGAATTGGATTTATGGAAGCAGGATCGTGATGCACAGAAAGATTATAATCACCCTACACAGAAGCCAGTTAGTTTAGCAGAAAGGGCATTAAAGAAATCAAGCCTTGTCGGACATATTGTATTAGACATCTTTGGCGGTTCAGGATCAACACTGATGGCTTGCGAACAATTACAAAGAAAATGCTATATGATAGAGCTGGATCCGAAGTATATCGACGTAATAATTAAAAGATGGGAACAATACACAGGTAATAAAGCAGTAAAATTATAACAAAACTTTAACAAAATTATGATAGAAGAAATAAAAGAAGAAACAATACAAGAAGATAAAGAAAACTCAACGAATCCTACGGATATAAAAAAAGAGAAGTTTTTAGAAGTATTTGAAAACAAGGCTGGCAATATAACATTATCAGCCAAAGCATCAAATATAGATAGAACGACCTTTTATGATTGGATTAAAAAAGACCATGAGTTTGCTAGCAAAGTAGAAGATTTAAGAGAAAGTTTAATCGACCATACTGAAAGCCAATTAATGACCTTGATCCAGGAAAGAAATGTGGTTGCTATTTTATTTTTCTTAAAGACTATCGGCAAGAAACGGGGTTATATCGAAAAACAGGAAATTGATGTTAGGGATGTTGACGATAAACCCCAAATAGTAAAGGATTTAGAAAATGCCCAAGATAAAGCACAAAGAAGAGAAATTATTAAAAGATTTTACGAAGATATTGACGACGGAAGCGAAGCGTGATACTCATATATTTTCTAAACATTATTTAGGCTATGATAATCCGCAACATATTAGAAATTGGTATAATGTATTAGATAATCTTAAAGATGGCGACAAGTTCATTCATTTAGCACCGAGAGGTCATGCCAAGACAGTCAGTCATACCATTAATTTTGTTTTAAGAAAAATAGCCGAAAATCCTAATATTCGAATTAGTATCATATCCAATACAGTTACTCAAGCATCCGCCTTTTTATTTGAGATAAAACAGATAATAGAAAATAATACAATGATACAAAGGGATTTAAAGATAATCCCAAATTTGGATAAATGGGCAGGCGACCGAATATTAATCCATCGTTCTTTAATATCGAAAGACCCGACAATAGCAGTTGCTGGTGTAGGCGGGGCAATGTTATCAAGAAGAGCTGATTTAATAATATTCGATGATATACTGGATGAAGAAAATACAGCCTCAGAAGTGCAAAGAGAAAAGGTAAAAAACTGGTTTTGGTCTACCGCAATGCCAGTGCTTGTACCTAACGGAATAGTAATATATGTAGCCACTAGATGGCATTACGCAGATTTATCAGGAGAATTATTAAATAATCCCCAATTCATTCATTTGGTAGATAAAGCAATTATCAACGAAGAAACAAAAGAAGTATTATGGGAAGATGGATATTCCTATGAAGAATTAATGGCTAGAAGAGAAAATTCTGGAAGCATTATCTTTAATTGCCTTACTGGAAATGCGGAAGTTTTAACCAAGGATGGATTTACTAATATTAAAGATATTAAAAAGAATGATAAAACATTGACACATAAGAATGTTTGGCAACCAATAGAATATTTACATCAAGAAAAAACAAAGGAACAAATTTATAATTTAAGAGTATATGGGGAACCAAAAGCATTAGAAATTACGTCAAACCATAAACTATATTCCTTTAAGAGTAGAAGATATAAAGCAAATAGGCTTGCTCCTCATCATAAGGGTATTTCAAAATTCGTTGATAATATTATAGATACAAGTTTGGGGTGGAGTAAAGCATCAGAATTAGTTAAGGGCGATTTTATATTATTTCCGATAGATAAGTATATTATAAAGACAAAATATAAAACTAAAGATTTTTGGTGGTTTGTGGGTCTTTTTCTTGCAGAGGGGTGTATTAATAAATCAAATAATAGAATAATAATCACCTTAAATATTAAAGAACGAATATTAATAGATAAAGTTAAAAAGGTTCTTGTCCGATTAAATATAAAACCATCAGAAAGAATAAATGGGAATACACTTAATATAGACTTTTCAAATAAAAAATTGTGTTGTTTTTTAGAAAAGTATGGACATCTGTCGCACAATAAAGAGTTAACGTTTGAGGCGTTGCATCTATCAATTAAATTACAGAAAGAATTATTACAAGGATATATTGATGGGGATGGATGTTATTATAGAAAAAATTCAATATCTGTAACAAGCGTAAGCCTTAAATTATTAAGGGGGTTTAAGCAAATATTATTAAGACAGGGGATGGTTGGATTTATAGCACAAACCAACAAAGGGGGAAAAAGAAAAATAGATGGCAGAACGGTTATAGAAAAACCTTGTTACAGAATATTAATTAATAAAAAACCAAGCAGAAAAAGAACAGCTGAGATATATGGAGATTATCTTTATTCAAGAATTTTGAATATTAAAAAAGAAAATAAACCACAGGTGGTTTATAATTTACAAGTTGATAATGACCATAGCTATACAACACCACAGGGAATCGTAGCAAATTGTCAATACCAGAATAATCCAACTGGTATGCAAGGATTTATTTTTAAAAGAGAATGGTTCAAATATTATGAGTATGTTAATCCCAACCTATTCGATTATTATATAGGATTAGACCCAGCAATATCACAAAAGGAAACAGCTGACTATTCTGTGATTATGGTAGTGGCAAGACATAAAGAAACTGGTGATATATATGTCATAGAATATGTGAGGGAACACCTTACGGTTGACAAACAAATAGAAGTGCTGTTTAATAAAATTAAGGAGTACAAACCCTTAAGAATTAATATAGAAACAGTAGCATATCAAGAAGCGTTGAAACAATTAGCAGATAAGATTTCCAAACAGGAAAAGATGTACGCTCCGATATATGGCATAAGAACAGATAAGGATAAAGTTAGAAGAGCTAACGCCTTATCACCCATGTTTGAAAGCGGAACAATATATATTAAAAGCGATATGATTGATTTGATAGATGAGTTAACCCAATTCCCTAAAGGGGCTCATGATGATTTATTTGATGGACTTGACTTAGCAATAGAAGGAATTAAGAAAGGTTCGGGTATAAAACCGACTAAAATATATGCGAACTTTTTTGAGAGATAGAGGATGATGGAATATTATAAAGGAGATAAAATAGCAAAGATAGGTCTTTATACGCTAGAACATTACTGGGAGTATAAAGATAAAACACAGCCTAACCATATTAATGATGATGGAGACTTTCTAAATAATATACAATGGTTTAGGTCTGTTAGTTATATTGGCGAAGAACTGTTATATATTAAAGAAACAAATTCTAAGTTAGTATATTTATTAAATAGGTCAGTTTCTAAAGGTTGTCTTGATAAAAAAATTAAAGACACGATATACCTCATAGAATATGACCAACTGCGGTATTATCTGAGGAGATATAACGTAAACAACCCTAAGGAGTAATTATGGAACAGCACACGACCAAAAGGAGGAGTTTAAGGCGTATAATTTCGGAAATGGTTGGAATTGTAAATAAACAACCAACATTAATTAAGAAGCTGTCGGCTTCTTTTGATTATTTGTTCACATCACCCACAGTAAATTGGGACCAAACCAATTATTATTTGAGCAGAGCATTATATTATTGCAGTGAAATTGAAGCTGATGGCGATACTTACGGCTCTGATTATTTATTAGCAGCTGGATTTTGCAAACCCATTATTAATTCAACAATTGCTTTTACATTGCCAGATAGAGTAAGAATTGAAACAGCCGATGAATATACCAAAAAAGAAGTTAATAAATGGTTGTCAGATAATTTTAAGAAATTCTTTGATACCATTAAACATAGTTTAAGAGATGCCGATAGTTATATTTTAGTAGAGCAAGATGGCACTCCGATAGAATTAGACGCCAATAATGTAGATAAAATAGTCGACCCTATGGACGGCAATAAAACAATAGGTTATGATGTTAAAAATATTGTCTTAAATGAAGAAGATGATACTACAACCGTCTTTGTTACTGAATACAGAGAAAATGAAAAGCAGGTATTTCAAGTCAAAGACGATGAAAGAATACTTCAAGAAGAATATAACGAAAAATATGATGCTTTGCCAATCATCCATTATTGCAATGAGAAAGAACCAAATAAAATCTATGGCTATTCAGAATTTCAAAATCTTTATTATCTATTAACGACTTATCACAAAACTCTTAGTCAAGGATTAAAAGCTTTTTGGTATAATTCAGAACCGTCACCTTTTGTAGAAAATATAGAAGATTTATCAGCATTTGAAGCAACTAATTCAGAATATAATGAACGAACAGGAAGAAACGAGATAAAATGGGAACAAGGAAAAATTCTATTAGGCACAGGCGGTGCCAAGTTCGGAATGTTATCAGTTCCAGATACTTCCACTTCAGCAGAAAAATATTTGAACATTTTATTTTTACAGATATTGCAAGCTTCTGAAACACCAGAGTTTGTTTTTGGAGGAGCAGTAGCCTCAAGTAAAGCATCAGTATCAGAGCAAGTCCCTATTATGACCAAGAAAGCCCAAAGAAAACAAGAACAATACAGACACGCTTTATTAGAAACAGTTAAAGTATACTTGCTCAGAATGAATAAAGTAGATAAGAAATTTAAAGTAGTAAATGATTTAGAAATAATCATGCCTGAAGTTGTTGATAAAAACCTACAGCTTAACATTGAAATAGTTAAGACATTAAGAGCTGAAGGACTTATCACAGATGAAACAGCTTTAGAATTATTAAATATAGGCAAGATCGTTCCTGACTTAAAAAAAGAGGCAGAACAAGCATCAGAACAAGTAGGCAGTAAATATGCCGCTTATGCAACTGGCAATGAAACGAATACAACAACAACTACACCCAAAGAAGAATTAAAAGCAGTAAAAGCAGCAGAGGAACCCCCAGAAGATATTAATCAGGATTAAATGAATGGCGACATTTAAAGAAGAGAAATTAAGGCGTTTAACTTTTGCTGAAATAAATGACATGGAAGCAGAAGTTGATAATTTAATCATAAATACTCAGACCCAATTACACGGAGAAATTATTAAGCATTATAATAATCCCGATTATTTTTATGCAGTAATACCATTAATACTTGGGTCTTTTATGGTATCTTATAGGAGTATATTGTACACTCACAACTATCAAATTACCCAATATACAATTAACCATATAAACGATACATTTGGCGTCCTATTGTCTTATAACGGGCTTTTAGAAGAGCATACAGCATTATTAAGAACCCAAAATAACACATTAGATAAATTTAATATGTCATTCTTCAGCAGAAAATCATTTAAAGATGGCAAGAGTATTGACCAAAGAATAAAAACTATTATATCAGGAGCTGAAAAAACAGTGCGAAATATAGCAGAAGTAGGTGTTAAGAATGGACTATCTGCAGAAGATATTGCTAAACAGATAGATAATTTTATAAGACCAGATAAAAGAAGAGTATGGAAATCACCGATAGAATGGGTAAAAGAAAGATTTGCCAATCCATCTGTAAAACAATTGCAAATACGAGGTGGATCGTTAGATTATAACGCAATCAGAATAGCACGAACTGAAGGAATGAATACATTGAGAGATAGTTATTATCAACAACTAAAAGGTAAACCATGGATTCAAGGTTGGAATTGGATATTATCGGCAAGACATAAAGGCACAGGTTGCTTATGCGAATATTTTACTAACGGCAGTCCTTATACCGATAAAGAGATTGATAATTTAAAATCACACCCCAACTGTATGTGCAGAATAGAACCAATTATTAATATGACTTATATGGGCGGATTAGAATTAAGCCCAGAACTAAAAGGAGTTTTATTATGAACCATGAAGAAACAAAAGAACTTTATGAACAGGTAATGGGTAACGAGGATAGAAATAATAGCAATTGGGATAAAGGGCAATCATCAATGCTTATGTCTATGGAAGTAGCTACGATGGATTTTGTCAAGGATATGAAACCAGGCAAAGTCTTAAGCATAGGATGCGGTAATGGCAGAGAAGCATTTAAGTTTGCGGAATGGGGTTGGACAGCACATGGTATAGACGCATCAAAAACAGCGATAAGATGGGACAACGAATTAGCCAAGAAACTGAATGTTAAAAATATAAATTTTACCCAAAGATTAATAGAAGAAGTACCAGATGAAGAAATAAAAGAATATGATGTAATAGAAATGGGACAGACCTTAGAACATATACCAGACGAAAACTTAGATGATGTAATGAGAAAGATAAGTCTATGTCCAGTATTTATAGGCAGTGTTCCGTTAGATAAACATTTTGCTCATGAAGCAACCCATGTTAGAGAGTTTTCAGAACAATCATTAAAAGAATTTTTAGAACAGTATTATCCTAATGTCTTTACTCAGGCTCATGCAGCAGTGCACGATTGGGATAAACCAAATATAATCATATTTAAGGCGACTAAATGAAAAGAATCAATGTAGTAGTACAAGGATTAATGTTAGGACACAGTGGGTTTGCTGAAGCTACTCGTAATATTGCTTATGAATTAGATAAATATTTTACAGTAAAAACAATCATAGACGACAAAGCAACTACCAACATAGATATTAATAAATCAGTTAAAGGCAAAAGAATAATTGAACTTCAAAATACTTCAATTTATGAAAGACCTATTTGGATTACAATGACTCATCCGCTAGGAGTTCATGCCAATTTAGGTTATTCGATAGGTTATGTAATGTTTGAAACTGAAAAGTTCCCTACAGTATTTGTAGATAATTTAATGAAACAAGATGAGGTATGGTGCCCTTCAGAATTTAATTTAAAAAATATGAAGCAAGCAGGATTGCCTGAAGTTTATAGAATGCCGTTAGGAGTAGATTTAGAAAGATTTAATCCTAATACAATAGAACCGCTTAAGGTACCTGATTATTTAGAAGATAAATTTATATTCCTTTCAATAATGGGTTGGTCTGAAAGAAAAGGTGTAAGTTTAATGACCGAAGCTTTTTGTGCAGAATTTACCAAAGATGATGATGTAGCACTATATATTAAAGGCGGTTGGTATGATGAGTTTTTAGCAAGGCAAGAAACCCAACAAATAAAAGATAAGTTTAAAAACCCGCCAATTATACATATTGATTTCGCTACTTACCCAGATAGTGAATTGCCTAAACTATATCAAGTTTGTGATTGTTTTGTTTTAGCTTCTAAAGGAGAAGGTTGGGGCTTAAATTATTCTGAAGCAATGGCTATGGAAAAACCAACAATAGGCACAAGGTGGTCGTCACAAGTAGATTTTATGAATGATAAAAACTCTTATCTTATAAATTTAGATAAAAAAGAACCAACTAAGATAGATAAAAGATGTAACTGGATTTGCAATGAATATATCGGAGAAAAGTTTGCTAATCCTGATAAGAAACATTTAAGAAGTTTAATGAGAGAGGTATTCACTAACAGAGAAGAAGCCAAGCAAAAAGGTAAACAAGCAAGACAAGACTTACAAAATAATTTTACTTGGGAAATGGCTGGAGAAAAATACCGAGATAGGATACTCAAAATTTCTAAAGATATGGTAAAATTTAAAATAGGTTACGATTTAATTAATAATCAAATTAATAAAACTGGGGGAAAATGAAAAGATACATAATTTTATGTGCTGGAAATAGTGACAGATGGGCTAATAATTTATCAACACCGAAACATTTTATAAGGATAGATGGGGTTCCCTTATTAAATAGGACAGTTAATCTTATAAGAATGTACGATGAAAATGCTGAAATATTTATTGTTGCTAATGATGATAGTTATAAAATAGATGGTACTACTTTGTACAAGCCCACATTAAACGAACAGAACTTTGATGTAGATAAATTTTTAAGTTCACAAGAATTATGGCTTAATGACGGTTACAATGTTTTATTGTTCGGCGATATATTTTTTACAAATGCTGCAATGTATAGAATATGCAAATGTGTAGACAATTTAATGTTCTTTGGAAGAATAGGTGAAAATATCATAACCAAACACCCTTACGGAGAATTATTCGGTGTTTCTTTTGATAAAAAAGGTGGTACAATATTTAATGAACATTGCAATAAGGTAGCAGAGAAGTTTAGAAATAATGAGATAGAAGGAGCTGGAGGTTGGCTGGTTTATGGCAGTTTGGTTGGTTTAGCTTTTCCCGTCCAAGAACAAAGAGAATGCTTTACCAATATTTATGATTTTACGGAGGATTTTGATACACCTACGGATTATGATAATTTTATGGAACAGCAAAAGATAGTATTTAATGGATATATTGAAGCAGACCACAGTAATGGAGCTTATTTGGTTCCTTGGGTATTAAAACATATCAAGAGAAGAGAAGTAAAAACAATCCTAGAATTAGGTTCTGGCAATGGCATGGATGCAGTTAGATTATTTAACTATTATCCGTTTAGCAAGGTATATACTTTTGAAGCAAATCCAGGAACTTATCCTATTATTGAAAAGAACTTAATCAATTACCCTGAAATAACCTTTGTACCAAAGGCAGTATCAGATAAGAATGAAACAATTAAATTTTATCCTGTTACTGATGGTCGGCACTTGGCTTCATCGATGTTTCTGGCAAAAGATACTTACCCTGAAAAATTTAAGCAATCAGAAATAGAAGTAGAAGCAATAAGATTAGATGAATATATCAAAGCAAATAATATACCACCTATAGATATGCTTTGTATCGATATACAAGGTGCCGCCTTAAAGGCACTGAAGGGCATGGGAGAGTATTTAAAAGATGTAACCTATATAATATCCGAAGTAGAAACCAAACCGATATATGAGGGTCAGAATTGTTTACCAGAGATAGAAGAATATTTAAAACAATTTGGATTTGAATATGTAGAAAATTCAACTACCAATGAATATTATGGCGATTATTTATTTATAAGGAGGAGTGAATGAAATCAAAAGACGTATTTAAAGAATTATTAGAATGTGATGATATAGAGTATTCGATTAACCTAGTAATTGTACCTAAGAAAAAAGAAAAAGAGAAAGTAGGTTTTAAAAAAAGAGATGAAAAATGAAAATAGCACTTTGTACCCTATGCTTTAATTCTGCACAATATATTCCTGAAGCAGTAGGTAATTTTATGCACTATGTAGATGAGGTAAATGTTTTAGTAGATAATAGAACTAAAGACAATTCAAGAGAATTATTAAAAGAATTTAGAAAATACTGCATAGTACGAATTAAAGAATATACTTGGGTTCATGATTTTAGTGCTGCTAAGAATGAATGCATTAAAATGGTCAGTGATGATATTGATTGGATTATCTATTTAGATGATGATGAAAAGATGACTAAAGAAAAAGCCAAAGAATTTACAGAAAGGATAAGAAAATTAGAAAAAAACAATGGAATAGGAGGCATATTATTGCCAAGAAAACATCATTATCCAGATTGGACGTATGATGAGGACAATTACTTGAAAGAATATTATCCTGATTATCACATGATTGCATTTAAAAACCTTAAGGAAGGATTATGTTGTAACTTTAGAGTTCATGAAGATTTCTTTAAAAATTCAGTAGAAAATGGAGCGAAATTAGAAATAATAAAGTTTGACGATATAAATAGACATCATCATGCTTGGAAAGGAAACAGAGAGAAATGGGAAAGAATAAAATCATTGTATTTCGGAGCCTTGCAACACTTACCAGATGAATGGAGACCAGGCGACCCCATTCCTAAAGGAGCAGAAGATATAAATATATGGGATACTTATGACGGCAGTCAATAGTCGTCAATAATCATCAATAATATTTAAAGGAGCAAAATGAAAATCAAAAAAAAGTACATGGAAAGATTATTAAAAGATTGGGGAATATCGGAAAGATTGGTTGAAATACCTTTTGTGTTCAATTGTTTATCTGATGAACCTAAAACTATTTTAGATGTAGGGTGTATTGATAGTCATTTATTGGAAGTGTTCAATGAAGTAGGACATAATGCTTGGGGTGTAGATATAAGACCCGCACCTGGCAGAAAAAACTTTACAGAAGCAGATGGCAGAGATTTGCCTTTTACAGACAATAAATTTGATATAGCAACTTGTATAAGCACTTTAGAACATATAGGTTTAGTAAAAACGCCTTATGAAACAGACGAAGTAGAAGATGCAGATGGTGACATCAAAACAATGCGAGAAATGGAAAGAGTAGTTAAGAAAGATGGTCTGTTAATTATCACTATTCCTTATGGTCTTTGCGATACGAACTTAACTGATTGGATTAGATTTTATAATTTATCCAGATTAAAAGAACTGATAGGAGATTTGGATGTATTAAAAATGGACTTCTATGTCAGAATAAATGATAAATGGAGATTAGCTACTGAATTAGAAGCATCAAAAAAAGTATCAGATACACAAGTAGTATCCGTTTGTTTAATGTGTTTAAAGAAGGTCAAGGAGGTGTAAATGTTTCCTAAGGAATTAAAAATAGGCGGTAGAAAATTCAAGATACAATTTATTGATGACAGGGAGTTGCCAGATTATTGTGCAGGCAGGTTATTAGATGAAGCAGAAAATATTATTGAGATAAATGACAGATATAAGAATACAGAAATGGCTTGGATTATTTTATTTCATGAAGTATTCCACGCTGTGAATGCAGAATTGGAAGAAACAACTACAGAATTCCTAGCACAGGCTGTATATCAAATTTTAAGAGATAATAACATCAATCTACATAACTGATGTTTAGATGTCTTAAACGGGCTCTCATGAGCTCACAGGCATATATAAAACGATAATATAAATAAAATTAATAATAAAGGAGAACTATGATTATTAAGTGTAAACAATGTGGTAAAAAAGTGGGAGTTGTTTCTGGTAAAATGTTAGAAATCGTCAGAGGCAAAGACAAATTGCTAGTTTCGGGAACTGATTATTCTGTGCTGGCTAATTGCGGTGGACCAAAATGCGATGGTAAAATTCCAATGTTGATTGATGATGGCAAGTTTAAAGTTGATTTAGATGATGTCGAAGTTGAAAAGACAGAAGAAGACGAGAAAGACGAAACAGAAAAAGAAGATACAGAAGACACAGAAAATACAGAAGATACTGATGAAAACAAAGACGGAGAAGATACAGACGAAGACACAGACGAAAATACCGACGAAGATACTGAAGACAAAGATGAAACACAGAAACAAACTGAAGAAACTACCAAAGAAGCATTAGGAAAGACTGATAATAATATTTCGGAAAAAGATGCAAAACCAACAAATGAACCGAAAACAGTAACAGATAGCCAAGAAAGTACAGAGGATAAGCCTAAAACCAAGTATCTTAATATATAGCAGGTTGACAAGTTAATGTAGATAGTGTATGATTAAATAAAGATAGGTCAAGATAAGTAGCCCAGATAAAGACAAAAACAAAAATAATTTCAAAACAATTAAATGTGTTCAGCACAGTCCTTTAGGGATTTACTAGAATTGTGTGCTTATAAAAGCATACTTTGTGGTAAGTCCCTTTTTAAGTATAAAGGAGAATAAAAGTATGGAAAAACAAATTCTATCAGCAGTTCTTAAAGAAATGGCTGATAATATTGATGTCGGAGTAGATAAAAATATAGTTAGTGAACTAATTAAAGATGATAAAGCACCGATGTTTGTTACAGTGGAAGCCGCTAATCCCCAAGTTTCAGCAAATGGTAATGTGTGGGATAAAAAGGCTCTTTTTTCAATAGCTGAACAAGTAAACACAAAGAAACCAGATGGATATTTTGGGCATTTAACAGAAGAAGAAAGAGAAACTAAAATGCCAGAAAGTCAAACATTATGGCTTGGTGCTACTGTAAAAGAAATTGATGGCAAAGATAGACTCTTTATCAAAGGATATGTTTTGCCGTATGCCAATAAACTAAGAACGTATTTAAAGAAAGCAATCGCTATTGGTAAAAAAGTTGGCGTATCTGTTTATGGAACGGCTAATCAAATTTGGGATAACAGTTTAAACGCTAAAAAAATAATGAATTTTGATTTAGAAAGTATAGATTGGGCACGACCTGGTGCTGAAGGAATGAAGACAATGGGATTAGTTTCAGTTACTTCTGAAATGAAAGAGGGCAAAGTAGACAATGATAAATTATTGAAAGAACTAGCAGAAGCTAGAAAAACAACTAAAGAAATGTATAACGAATATATAAAGAATAGAATAAAAAACCTTGTTGATAATGAAGCTGTAGGTAAGTTTTTAATCAGACTTACAATATCAGAAATGAAAGGAAAAGAAATCAACAAACCAAACATTGATAACGCAATAGATAGTGTTATAGATTCCGATGAGGGTAAAACCCTTATCAAAGAAATGTGTAGTAGGTCGTCTACCATTTCGCCTGCAACGAATAATAAAATTAATAAAAAAGTAAGGAAGTATACTACGGTATAACTAACAAGGAGAAACTATGCCATACAACACAAATGTTGGTACTATTGCTACTTTAGCTGGCGATGGTATTGAAAATTTAAGAAGCGATGGTAATGCAGTAGATGTTACAAGCAATGCTGCCTACGATAAAGGTGACGTTGTTTATCAGGAAAACTTTTTCGGAATTGCAATGGAAGATTGTGCCTCAGGGGACACTCTTGCCATTGAAATACAGCAAAGAGAATTTGAAATAGTTATTCCCAATGGTTTGACTGGTGCTAAAGGTGGAATCCTCTACCTAGATGCTACTGGTATAATCACTGAGACTATTACTGATAAGCCATTTTTAAAGGTCACAAAAGCAAAGAACACAAACGACGCTGTTTGGGGTATATTACTTCCTCAGTATACTGATACTGTTTAAACTAAACTTAAAAGGAGAATTGTATGAATAATGAAAAATTCTACCAAAAAACAGATGAGTTGGTAAAAAAGGTTATCTCTGAAATGAAAGATGGAAAGAGAAGTACAGGAATTGAGTTTAGTGATGACATCCAAAATGGTAAAACTACCATTAAGGAAATGATTGGAACATCAGACGGAGCTGAGGAATTTGTACAAAAAGTAACCTATTCTGCCTATCAAGGTAGAGAAGGTGAACCTTTACTATACCAGCCAATTTACCAAACAAAAATAGATTCTAACTTTCCAGAAACATTGATTGAAAACGAATTCGGACCAGTCAATGTCGTATTTTTAGAAAAACTGGAAGGTGGAGAAGTTAAATTCGGAGAATTAGGGGCAGGGCAAAAGAAAACGATTAGTTTCGTTACTTGGGCTGCTGGAGTTGAGTATTCAGAAGATATAATTGAATACAACAAGACTTGGGACATTAATGATATCGCTGTTGAGTTCGGAGAAAAATATAATAAACTGCTTAACTGGTTGCATTTATCACCGATTATTGGTGGTACTTATACAACTACTGGCGGTGGAATACCTGCTCAATTAGCTGCACAGAACTTAGGGACTGCTCAAGAAATTGCCTTTAATACTGATGTAGAAACTACTTTACGAGATGCTATTTCGGTATTGCCTAAAGGTACTATCGTTTTGGCTAACAGTGCTGACCAATTCTTATTAGAGGATGCAATCTTTGGTTCTCTATATGCTGACTTGAAAACGCCTACTGCTGTTCAAAGACAGATTAAACCGTCTAATATCATTTATTACGATGGCGATGCATTTTCAGTTGGAGAAGAAGACTATACTTACCCAGGTGTTACGGCTGGAGAAATCTACCTAATTACACCAGATAAGAAAAACTTCGTAGAATACATTAAGCATGACTTGAGAGTAGAAGCTGGTGACGGTGACCTATCTAGGTTAATTGTTACACAAGTTGTTGGACGAGCAAGACGAGCACAGTTAGTTTCATTAGGAACTAAATACGGTGCTGTTAAAGTTCATATAACTACTTAATCAAAATCCATTTTAGGGAGTTTGGGCACATAACCCTACTCCCTAACTTGGGAGAATAGGAGGAGTTGTGATTATAAATTGGTTTTCAACCATAGGTACTGGTAAAGGGTATTCTGGCTCAAGTGAGAGGATTGCCCTTGCTTTAAATAAGGTAGCAGATGTAAGGTTGGCATTATTTAATCCTGACAAATACAAGTTATTTACAAAAGATGCCTTAAAATTAAAAGAAAAACCATTTCAATTAGGAAAAATAGGTATTTGTTATTCAACGCCTGTTGGTTTTTCAAGTATCATCAATGAAGTAAAAATTGGTTATACAATGTGGGAAACAGATAAGGTGCCAGTACACGATAAGATGTGGGGCGGTGGCGATGCTATTAAGACTATAAATTCATTGGATAGATTGTTTGTTCCTTGTAAGCATAATTATAATTTGTTTAGAGAATATGGGGTAAAAATACCTATTGATATAGTTCATTTAGGTTTTGACCCAAAAGAATATTATCCTTTGGAAAGAACCAAAGACAGACCTTTTACATTCCTTATGTTAGGAAAACTAACAATGAGAAAGAATACTGGAGCTGTTGTTACAGCGTTTTTGGATTTATTCAAAGGAAACCCAAATGCCAGATTAATTTTAAAATCACAATCAGGCATAATGGCACACTTCGAGTTTCCTGAAGACAAGAATATTACTATTATTGACAGATTATCTACTCAAGAAGAAATGCTAGGTTATTACAAAGAATCAGACTGCTTTGTTTTACCAAGTAGAGGTGAGGGATTTGGCTTACCAGTATTAGAAGCGATGGCAACAGGTATGCCGTGCATTTTCAGTAACCATACAGGCTTAGCTGAGATGGCTGATGAAAAATATAATTACCCAATCAATAATTATAAAAAGGTTAAAGCTAATCCAACGATGACCAAGAGTAGGTGCGATGTTGGCAATTGGTATGACCCTAGTCTTGAAGAATTAAAGGAGAAAATGGCGTATGTATTTAAAAATCAAAGTGAAGCAAAAGAAAAAGGTAAGATGGCTGCGGAATGGGTTAAAAACAATTTTACTTTTTCTCATACTGCGAAAAGTATTTTAAACATATTGGAGAAAAATTATGACACTACAAAATTACACTAAATGGGTAAGGTTGTATGCAAAACAACACCTAAGAGGCACCAACTATCAAAAATTTTTAGCTTGGGTAGCTAAGTTAAGAGTTGTTATCGGAGGATAATAGAGTTACTTGGATTAATTAAGGAGTTTATATGGCTATAACAATCGCTAAGCTAAGGCAGGTAATAGGAGATGAAGACACTCCAACAGCTTTTACTGATGGAGAACTTACAACTATTATAACTGACAATGCACAATCAAATGATAATGCAACGCTTTATGCTTCTGCTATTTATAGTTTAGAGGTATTGTTAGCCAACTCAGCAAAATTATTTAATTATTCACAAGGACAAGCAAAATTAGATGCAGATACAATATTCAGTAAAATTGAAAAATTAATAGATAGATATAAAACTAAGTTAGCATCAGCTCTAGGCACAAATGTTTCTAAAATTGTTTATAGAAAATGCCCTTTAGATGATGAAGCTTGGGAAATTTCAGAAATAGCTGGTGGTAAAAAATACAATATAGATTTAACTAGGTAGGGCGTATGAGATTAGTTAGCTGGTTAGACAAAACAACGCTGGACATAGCTGAAATAGAAGTAGCTATTAATCTTAATCCCTCAACAGTCGATTATTACAGGGTAGGGACTACTGGTGATGGTTTTACTACAGAGGTAGGAGATTACACTAAAATTGGCACATTGACAGCAAGAATAGAAAAAGCAAACAGTGCTTATAGAGAAATATTGGCTGATTTAGGAGCATCAATTCTTAATTCTTATATCGGTATAACTACAACCAAAAATGTTCTTAAAAATGATGAATGGCAAGTTTCTGGCGTGAAATACATAGTTAAAGAATTTACAGATTTCGGGAGTCATATAGAAACAATACTGGAGATTATTTAATGAGTGTTTTTAATACTTCACAATTTAACGCAAAACTAAATGCCTATAAAGTTAAGAAAAACCTTGTTGCTAGAATGGCTATGGATTATGAAACAGATAAATTAACTGAAACAATGAGAGATAAAGCTCCGTGGACAGATAGGACTGGTATGGCTAGAAGTTCTATACATAAGGAAAACCACTTTGATGGTGATGAGATAAGCGTATCAATGGGCATAGGCGTAGATTATGGTAAATATCTTGAAGTTTATCATGAAAAAAGATTTGCGACTATAATGCCAACATTATTAAAAAATAGAGGTTTAATATTAAAAGACATGATTAAGGTATTAGATATAAGTGGGAGGATTTAATGAAGAGTGCCAAAGAGAAAATTTTTAATGTTTTGAAAGCAGATACTACATTAACAAATATGCTTGGTAGTAATCCGCCTTTTAATAATCCAGGCGGTGCTTCTGCTAAAACAAATTCTATTATACCGAGAGGCAGTGCCAACGCTTCACTTAATACTCCATTCATAACGATAGGGGCAAGTAGCTCATCCAGAATAGGCGACTATTTATATGATGAGATATTTGACATTGTCGTTTATGACGATACAAAAAGAACTTATGTATCTATAGACACGACAATAGACAGAATCAAAACATTATTAGACAGAAAGATATTAGATTTAGATAATCAATCGAATATCAAAACCTATATGGTCGGAATAGGTCAAGATTTAACAGAACAAGAACTTAATCTAAATTTCAAAGAAATTAGTTTTAAGTTATTAATAATTTAAGAAGGATAAACTATGGTAATGACAAACGTAAATAATTTTTATGGTGCTGGTTGTTACGACATTAAGGTTAAAGACTCAAGTGCTAATATTTATGACCTTTATGGAGCAATCAGTATTGAAGGTGACCCAGAAAAAGAAGATGTAGAAATAAAGGGTGATGACACTATACTTGGTTCATTCTGCTTTTCTCAAAAAGAAACCTTAACAATTAAAGCAAACGCAGTTTCTTTTGATGTATTGGAAGCCATTACTGGCAATGATGTCACATCAGATTCTGATAGTGCTTCAGTTGGATTAGGCACTGATGAAGAAAAGAGTCCGCCATTTGTAGAAATTTATGCTATCAATGAAGCAAAATCAGCAGATGGAACAGAGTGTTATTTTAAAAAGACTTGGCACAAAGTTCAAATTACGAAAGTTAAAGTTACCCAAGAAGGGGAATCAGAATTTGCAGTTGAAATGGAAGGTATTGGATATGTTACATCAGTTGACATTGTTGGCGGAGCTTTAACTACTGCAAGAGTAGCTACTTTAGAAGCATACGCAAAATAATATAACTTAAGGAGGATTAATATGAGTAAGGACACTGAAGTCACTGAAAGTTTAACTCTCTCTACTGCTAAAAAATTTAAAGAAGAAAAGCAAAAGAGAGAAAATGGAGAATTACTAAAACTCCCATCGGGATTAGTAGTAAAAGCAAAGAGGATGGAAATAACTTACATGGTGAAGAAGCACCTGTTTCCGTCAAATTTAATTAATTTGGTCATGAAATTACAATCAACTGGCGGCACACCACGCAACGAAGAAGAAGCTGCACAAATGGCTAATGTTGTTGATGTAATTGTTGAGGGTTCATTGTTGGAACCTAAAATTACTGATGAACCAAATTATGACAATAATGAAATGCACATTGACGACCTTAATGAACAAGATAAGGTCTTTATTTATAACTGGTGTCAAGGAGGGCTTGAACAAGCTAAATCCTTTCGTGAAAGACAATCAAGCATTGGAAATGTTAGACCTGATTTGCAGGATATACCCAAATAAAACACCCAGTGATTATTTAAAAATCGACAATGAATATACAAGGTTTGCCTTAGATGGAGCAATGGCTTTGAAAAGTTACGCAACGCATGAAGACAAAGAACAGATTTATTTAGTTAGTATATTGAATGCTATATACAGCGTTTGTAAGTCAATGGGTGCTAAGGGAATTAAAAAGTTACAACCTAAACTTATTTTAGAACATAGAGGTCAACAGAGAGATGCCTTAATGGACATAACGGCTGGAACGAAGTTTATAAATAGACTCACAAAAGAAAAAAAGGAAAAATAACATGGCTGGTGATGTTTTTCTAGGAAGCGTATATGCTAACCTGGAATTAAGAACAGCAAAATTTAATAGAGGTAGTACAGAGGTTGAGGCTGGTATGGTTGGTATGGAAAAAACTGGTGCTCGTAGTTTTGGCAATATAGGTTCAATGGCAGTAAACAGTTTTGGATTAATAAGCAAAGCAGGAGTTAGCAGTTTTGGATTAATAAGTTCGGTCGCAATTGGTACTGGGAGAGTATTAATGGGTTCCCTTACTGGCGGAGCAATAGCATCAGGTGCAGCTCTTTCAGCATTAGGGGGATATGGATTAAAGGTCGGTGCTGATTTACAGATGACTGCCTTAAGTATGCAGGGTTTAGCACATTCAACAGAAATAGGAAATAAGGCATTTTCTGAATTATATCAATATGCTTTAAAAAGTCCGTTTGCCTTTCCATTGGTAGCACAAGCTGGTAAAACCTTAATGGCTTTTGGTATTAATGCTCAAGAAGTTACTGGATACATAGAACAATTAGGTAACATCTCAATTACTACTGGAGTACCATTAGATGCTTTAGCTGGTATTTTTGGTAGGGTATCTGCACAAGGTAGATTGATGGGTGGTGATATACAACAATTAACAGAAAATGGTGTTGCAATACTGCCAGCTTTGCAAAGTCAGTTAGGTAAAACAGCAGATGAAGTAAGGGATATGGCTTCTAACGGAGAAATTGATTTTAATACTTTTAAAACAGCTTTAAATAGTATTGTTGACCCGACTATTTTAGAAAAATTGACCAATACAGTTCCAAGACAATTAGACAGATTAAAAGGTTCAGTAAGAAGTTTAGCCTTAGCATTTGTCGGTATTAATATAACAGCAGGTTTTAAACAAGCTACTGATGGATTATACCAAGCATCAGTAGATTTATTAAAAAACCTAGCGACTGTATTAAGAGCACCAGAGATTTTAGCAATTATTGGTGAATTAGGAAATAAGGTTGCTGGACTTGTTGGAACAATTATGCCAGTTATTACTGGATTACTCCCAGTTATAGTATCTATAGCAGGAGTTTTGGTTTCTGCTTTAGGTGCAGTTATGCCAGCTATAGCAAGTCTATTAATGGCAATAGGACCCAGTCTGACAGAATTCTTTAATTCTTTAAGTCGGGCAATAGGAACATTAGCACCATATCTGCAACAATTTGCTTATTCATTAGGAACTGGATTAGGTCTTGCTCTTCAAGCTATTACCCCATTGTTAGGCATACTTGCTCAAGCGTTTGGTTCTCTTTTAGCTGCAGTTGGACCAAGTTTAGTAATATTTTTTCAAGCATTAGGCAATGCTTTGCAGACCTTAGCACCTTATATATCTCAATTTGTAAATTTATTAGGCAACACATTAAGTCAAGTTTTAGTTGCTTTAGCACCAGCCTTAGAACCCATAGCAAAAGCGTTTGGAATATTGGCAACAGCAGTAATGAGGATTTATATGGCATTTGAGCCGTTTATTGCTCAACTTATATCAGCTTTAGCCCCATTATTACCAGTAATAGCACAAGCATTGGCTGAAGTTGGTGATGCACTGATAGACGCATTAATGCCAGTTCTGCCAGTTATAGTAGACGCTGTTAAGAAATTAGTTGAAGCTTTTATTCCTATTATTCCAGTATTAGCTCAAGTTGTAACTGCACTTGTTAATGCTTTAGCCCCAATCTTGCCACAAATAGTAGATATGTTTTTACAATTAGTAGTAGCATTATTACCGTTAATACCAGCATTATTGCAAATCATTATTGCACTAATTCCATTATTACCGCCTTTAATTCAATTAGCATTAATGATTATTCCTTCATTAGTACAAGCCTTGCAATTCATAGTTCCTATTTTAGTGACAATTATTGGTTGGATTGCTCAATTCATTTCTTGGATTGTTAGTGCAGTAGCAACCGTAGTAAATTGGTTAGTTAGTATATCGCAAATTAAAGTTACTTTTTCAGATGTTGTTAATGCTATTGTCAATTATCTGCAAAACTTATGGAATTTTTGGAAGTCAGTTTGGGATGCAGTTCGTTTAACAGCCATAGTAGCTTGGGAACTTATCAAATCTGCTGTATCAAGTGCTCTGAATGGAATTTGGAATGTCATCGTAAGTATCGGCAATGCTGTAAGAAATTTTTGGTCAAATCTATGGTCTGGCATATCAAATATTGCGAACTCAATATGGGAAGCAGTTGTCGGAGGAATTAAAGGCGGATTAAATTGGATGATTAGAACTCTTAATGATGCAATCAATAAGATTAATGGAATGACCAGTAATATTGATGTTCCTGGTGTAGGTAAAATACCAAGCATTCCGACTATTCCAGAATTAGCCGAAGGCGGTATAGCTGTAAGAAGAACATTGGCAGTCATAGGTGAAAGTGGTCCCGAAGCTGTTGTTCCATTAAGTAAAACTGGTGCTATGGGTAATAATATCAGCGTTACAATCAATACTGGACCATTCTTAGGGACAGCACAGGAAAGAGAAGCATTGGCAATAGAATTAACAAAATCATTGAATAGGGTTCTTGGAAGCAAAGGTCAAGACAGGATACCAATTTAAAGGAGGGAAAAATGAGTGCTATTAATAAACCAACCATAGATGGTAATGAATTAGAACAACCCACACAAGTTAAACGTGATGTTATTTCTGATGAATCAACCAGCAACACATTAGGCGGAACAACAAAGACGCAAAGTTTTTACAGGAAATATAGCTATATATTAGAGTATGACCCGATTAGTTATGCTAATTATCATACAATGGAATTATTATTAGATTCTGCTTTTGACACAAGTGATAGTGTAGTTTTTATTTATGATAAGTGGTCTACATCAGAATCGCCAGGTGTAATTTGTTTAGCTAGATTATCTGATTGGGAAAAGATTGGCGGTGACGGCACTGTTTATTATGGTAAGTGTACATTGACATTAACAGAAGTCGGAGCTAGGTAATTATGCAATTAATCCCTGCTAATTTAACTACTATTATTGCGTCTGATATTAAAAAACCAAATTGTCAAATTAAAATAGCTTGGGATTTGTCAACTTATGATATTGGTGCAGATTTTGGTGTAGTTGGAACATCAACCGTTGGCGGAACTGATGTAGTGCAAGGAGAAGGGTCTTATATTACTAGATGGCAAAAGTATTATTTTACAGACGAATCTGAATATTTAAAAGGATGGGAATATACAAAAGAAGCAGAGTATCCTTTTATGGGTGTAATAAAATCAAGAGCTTCAGTTGTTTTAGATAATCACGATAAGCATTTTTTCCCAACTATTTATCCTTATAATGTTAAACAAGGTAGATTAATCAGATTGTTTGATGGTTATAATGGTTATTTTATTCCGCAGTTTGTTGGTGTAGCTGATAAACCAGTCAATAACATTAAAACAATGGAAACAACCATTGAGGCTTATGATGTTTTAACTTATTTGGAAAACTTTGAAATGGCGGGTGCTGTATATGAAAATATGATGCGTTCTGATATTGTTATAGCTATTTTAGAAGAAGCAGGTTTCGGAGACACTGAATATTTTGTTGATAATAGCGAAGGCTCTTGTGATTTGGTCTGGATAGAAAAAGGTGAAAAAGCATTGGATATAATAAGAGATATTTGTCAGGCTGAAGACGCTAGATTTTATGCAGATGAAGAAGGATATTTAAGATGGGAAAGTCGTTATCATCTGGCAAAATTACCGCACAATGGGAGTGTATATACTTTTAATTACGATAATAATATATTTTCAGTTGAATTAAACAAAGATAATATTATCAATAAAGGTATTTGTGAAATAAAACCAAGAAGATGGGCTGAACCAGATAAGATATTTGAATTAAGCGGTTCTCAGGAAAATGTCATAATCCAAGCAGGTGAAACGATTGAAATATATGCAGATTATAAGTTACCAATTAAGGATGTCACACAACCGACAGATGGTGGTACTAAGTCATTTTATACTGCTAACTCACAAGCAGATGGTCAAGGAACTGATTTAACGGCTGATATAGGTATTACTGCGTTTGCTACCTACTCAACTATCTCTTTTGTGCAAATAACGAATTCTGGAGGTTCTACTGCTTATTTAACTGGATTAACTATTTGGGGTACGCCAGCAAAAGAATCTGACCCAATTATTTATAAAACGGATGATACTTTGGCAACTGATAGTATTGCAGAATACGGTATTAAGGAATATGAGTTAAAAAATAATAGATTTATAAATACTTTAATTGAAGCTAAAGGATTAATGGATTGGTTAGTATGGGCGAATAAAGACAGTATGAATACATTAAACTTGGAAGTTGATGGAATAGTCCAATTACAAATTGGTGATAGAGTTTCAGTAGTAGAAGAAACTACTGGTGAAACCCTGTCAATGGTAGTTTTTAAAATAGAAAAGACAGGCAATGAATTAAAATATAATTTATTTTTGGCTGAAAAAATAACTCAATATGAAGATGGTATTGAGTACGCAGTCGTTGGAACATCAACAGTTGATGGATTGGATAAATTAGGGAGGTAAAATGGCTCAAAATGCAGACGTTTTAAAAGAAATTAGGAAAATGGAAGACAAAATTAGTAAGTTGAGAAATATGATGCCCATGGAAGATAGGCAAGGATTATATTGTTATATGTGCAAATATAACAGAGGACAAAATGATAAGAACCCGAGATTTTATCATTGTGCTTTTTCAAATGAATTGGTAGATACTGCACAAAAATGTCCCACAGATTGTAAATTACCAAGATTTAAAATTACCTGCTCTAAATGCGGTGCGGAAGTTGCCAAAGTATCGGCTTCTGACAAAGACCCATTAAAAGATAAAATCAATTTAAAGCATTATTTTTTCTGTGATAATCCTAATTATAAAAATAAAGGTTTGGGTTGTCCGTCAGTTACTAAAAATAAATTAACATTTGAATGTTTTTGCGGTAACGATAATAGAAAAGATATGAAAAAAGATAAATTTAAAATAACTAAAATTAAGGATTAATTATGAGTTTACCAAATAATGTAGTATGGACAAATGGCGATGTTATTACTGAAACAAAACTTGATGGTATGACAGATAATGATGAGCATTTGGCAGATGGAACTGCAATAGATGGTGCTGTAATTGTCAGTAGACATTTGAAACCAATTGAAGATTTAATTGCTGGTAATTCAGGGACAATATTAAATGCGAATGCTGATTATGATATTGCTACTTTGACTGTTACTTTGCCAGCTTATGCAACTGGTTATAACGTATGGATTAAATTTTCTGGTTACGCCCAATTAAACACAGCAGGAACAGTTACCTTAAATGTTTGGAATGATGGAGTAAAAGATACTAATGCAAATGAACAGGGCGTTGCTGCAAATTCAGTTTCAGCGTTAATGAAAATTGGAATTTGTCAAAGATGGAAAGTTACTGCTGCGGCTGGGGCAAGAACATATAAAGTTTCTGCTAGATGTAATATTGGCAATATATCGAATGTTTATGGATCATTAGAAGTTAGAGCATCATCTCAATAAAAATCAAGGAAGAAGATGGAAATTTATGAAGGTAAAAATATAACTAAATCAGTTTCTGGTTCTTTGGTTATGGACTGGGAAAAAGATGTTTTATATTTTGAGGACAAAGACACTCAGGATAGAATTTTTGAACTTGGAAAAACTGCTAATGATGGAACAATAGCTAAATTTACGGATAAAATTAAAATAACAGATTCACTTGGTACAGATTTGATGTTGAATGGCAAACCTACCTCTGACGCTATTAAGGGCTTAATCACAGCAGATATTTTTATGACTAATGAAGCTTTTTTAATGGCAGGTGATTTTACTGATAATGACCCATCAGCAGGTTATGTTTCTTGGTCTGATATTGAAATAACTGCTAATGGCGAAACTTATTCTATTACAGATGATGATACAAGTGATAGATATATTTATTGGGTAGATGGAGATACTACTTTTACCACTTCAGATAATATGCTTTATCTTAATAAAGATTATATTATGTTTGAAGATTTTGAATCTGTTACAGATTGGACTCAAGGTGGCGATGCTTCGGCAATGGCTTTATATGGAACTTGGAAAACACAAGGTGCTGATTCAGGTAATTTAACTTGGGTCAATAGTGGAGGAACTGCTACTTGGGCTAAAACCTTAACTACTGGTATTGATTGTACAACAAGAAAAGTCATCAAAATGGATTTTAAATGTGCTGATTATACTAAGATTACAAAAATTGGTCTGAAAGTAGGGTCTGATTCAAGTAATTATAGGTTATTTGAATTTATACCTTATAATAATGATGCTGGAGAACTCATAATAGATATTGCTCAAGAAGGGACTGATACTGGTTCACCAAATTGGGCTGATATAAAATACTTTGCTATTATAGTTACTGAAACAGCTTCTTCAACTTTGTATGTTGATAACTTGAGAATATACAAAGATAAGGAAGCTTATTTAGTGGCTGTTAATTTAAGTGGAACTCATAGGCGTTGTCTTGGTAGAACAGTTATCAATGGAGGTATGATAGAAGCAGATACTCTTTCAGTTATAAGTGCTTATTTAGGCAGTGTTCAAGTAGGTGGTGCTGACAATGTTAATGGAGTTTTATCAGTTAGAGATGCTGGTAATAATGAAACAGCAAGGCTAGACAAAGATGGAGTTTATGGTATAGCTGGATTATTAGGTGCTTGGACTTTATCTAATGTTGCTTTTTATCATGATGGAGCAACTGATGCGACTTCTGCTGGTATGGCTCCTGCTGATTATCCTTTTTATGCAGGTAAAAAATATGTTGATAGAGCAACTGCTCCTTTTAATGTATCAATAGCTGGTATTTTAACTGCTGCAGGTGCTGTTATATCTGGTGCTGTAACAATGGTAACTGGATATATTGGTGGTTTAACTGGATGGGCGATTACGGCTAATAAAATAAGAACTACATCTGCTACTAATACTATTGAAGCAGTATCAACAGGATTACTTTCTAATGACACTGGGTTCTTTTTGGAAGGCGATGGTAAGGTCAGATTTGGGACTGTTAGTGGCGGAGTATTATCACAAGGTATGTATAACGATGGGGCTGATGTTTGGATTAAGAGTAAAGATAATAAATTTTTCTTTAAAGATCCGAATTCTTTAATTGATTATCAAATAGGTGCTGGAAATAATCTATTGAAAGATCATGGAATGGAAACATTATTTAATCCTCGCCAGAATACCATAAATGCAGTTGGTGTTACTCCAGTAATTGCTAGGTATTGTTTAACTCAAGAAACTACTAAAAAATTAGATAATACCACAAGTTCTATTACTAAAATGGCTCAAAGTTTTACTTGGAATGGCGATGCTGATGATTTCTGTTCAGGAGTTTGGTTAAAACTTACGAGAACTCAAATTTTAATGCTTGGTGGTAATTTTACAATGAGATTAGAAACTGATAATGCTGGAAGTCCATCAGGTACTTTGGCTAATGCAAGTGCAACAGTAGCGATTGACGAAAGATATATTGGCGGAACAACTTTTGACGATCCACAAAGTTTATTTTATTTTCCTTTCCCAACTGGATTTACTTTAACTAATGGAACGAGATACTGGGCTGTATGGTATGCTGCTGGATTATCTGGAACTGATTATTTTAATTTTAAACATGATAATGCTTCTGATAGTTATGCTGATGGTTCAAGTAAATATTATGATGGTGCTTGGAAATCATATACTGGTGATTTCTATTTTGGTATTCAGGCATGGACGAATGATACTACTGGTTGGGTTGAAAATGTTTATAATAATGAAATGGATTTATTTAACCAGGAATGGGATATAACTAATCAAGTAAGAGCAGTACAACCAGATTATAACCAAATCAATTTTAGAATACGACCTAACTGGTATACAGAAGGTTTCCCATATATTAGTAGATTATTATTTGGAGGATATGTTTTAACTGGTTTACAAAATGCTGTAGTAGATAATTTAAATTATGTTTATCAAATTGCTTGTATGAATGTAATAGCAAGTAAAGAATATACTTTTTCGGCTAATATAGGAACTTGGGGAGGAAATCAAAATACTAATGCTGCTGCAATTTCTGCAATATTAAAGATTGAAGCGTTTAAAACTGATGGGGATGGTAGTCTAACAAGTTTAGGAAGTACAACTGAAACAACAGTAATAACGGCGTCTTTTAGTGCTGCAACTGATGACCCAAAAGTTATCAGAGCAAAATGCAATTATACATTGCCAGCCACAACTACTTTTGTCAAAGTAAGCGTTTATAGTGCTTCAACAGAAAAAATAAGAACTGATGCTTGGAAATTAGAACAGGCAAGTTATCCTTCTGTGTATAATGAAGAATCTTCTTTATGGAGACATTGTCAAGGTAGAGGAATAGGGAATGAACACACTATGGGTTCAATAAGATTACCAATGCTTGCTTCTGAGGCTTGGACTTCATTTACCACAACACTTGGCGGAGGATTAGGAGGCAGTGCAACTCAGAATAATGCCTATATTAAAATAGGTAGAACAGTAATTGCTAGATATGACATAGTCACCACAATTTCTACGACATTTAGTGCTAATCCATTCACTTTTAGTTTACCAGTAACGGCAATTAGTTATGGTAATGCTTCTATGCTCGGTCAGTTATATATAGAGGATAAATCGACAGCTGGGTATATTGCTAATTTAAGATTTAACTCCACAACAACAGTAATGTTAATAGCTATTGGAACGGCTGGTAGTTATGGTGGGACAGCCAATGTTCAGCAAGGCGTACCTTTTACCTTCAGTACAGGAGGAGATATTATGCGAGGATGGGTAATTTACGAGGCGGCTTCATAAATATAAAGAGGTAAACACATAATGAAATATTTAGAATACATATCTTACATATTTTTAATAATTATTGGTGTGATGATGATAATAATTGGTGTTTTTTTAATGAATTATAGAACTCCACCAATTCAGCAACCACCAAGCGATGTAATACTAACTAGAATATAACTATGGGATTTATCTTATATATTATATTTTTAATAATTGTTTTAATCTTTGCCTTCATGATTATCGCAGGCGTTGATGATTATTTAATCTATTTAGAGCATAAATATAAACAGAAACATAAAGATAAAAGGAGGAGAGATGGAAAACGGAGATATTAAAAAATCGAATGGTCAATGGATAAATTTTGTATCTTTAAAAGAGTATACTGATAAACTAATAACTGATTTATGCCAAAAAATTAATAATCAATTTGATGACAGAGATAAGGCAACTGAATCAGCTTATCGTTCAATGGAAAAACGATTAGACGGGATGAATGAATTTAGGGAAAGTTTAAGAGAAGCCCAAGCTACTTATACTACTAGACGTGAACACGAAGCATTGATAGAAAAATATGATGAATCATTTAATGAATTAAAAGAAAGTATATCTAAAATCCAAAATGAATTAACTGGTATAACTGTTAAGATTTGGATTATAATATCAATAGGTAGTGTGTTAGCAATTTGGTTTGTTACGCATTTAGCAGGACAAATATGATGACGATAAAAGAAAGGATTGCTGTGTTAGAAACAAAAGTAGACGACCTAGATAAAAAGGTTGATGAAGGTTTTAATAACATTGAAGGGAAGATTGATGAAATTGTTTGTAATATGGACAAAAAGTATGCTTCTAAAGTTACCGAAAATATAGTTTTCGGAATGATGGGGGCAATAGCTTTATCTGTTCTATATTACATATTAAAACATGTAGGTATAAGCATATAAACTAAGATGAATTTCCAATCAATTATAAATAAATATTTAGGAACTAAAGTTGGTAATGGGCAATGTGTTATTTGGGCAGCCCAATTTGCCTCAGAATTTATACCAGGAATGGCTAATTATTTACCAACGCCAGTAGAAAATGAAGGAGCATATAGTATCTATACAGTATTTGCTGACCCGTTACCTCAATTTTTTGATAGAGTTGCCAATACTCCAGATAATCATCCACCTCAGGGGGCTTTGGTTGTTTGGGGGCAAGGAATAGGTGAGTGGGGTCATATAGCAGTAGCTAATGGTGAAGGAGATACTAATGGTTTCTACAGTTACGATGCAAATTGGTCAAGTCAAAATGTTACAAGAGAATATCATAATTATAATAATGTTTTGGGATGGTTAGTCCCGAAATCTAACAATCAAGGAGGCACAATGCCAGCAAGTCAAGATAAAGTAGACGAAACAACAATTAGATTAGAATATAATTCTGGTCTATTAAGAAATGCTACTGCCAATGAAATTAAACAGAGATTAGACCAAACAACGGAACAATTACAACGAGATATTATCGGGTCAGGTGAACATAAAGAAATTCAAAAGTTAGTTGCTTTAGGTAAGACTGTTCCTAATTTACAAAAACAAATAAAAGATTTACAGGATCAACTGGCTAACTCGGGGGCAGACGAAATAGACAAGGACACAAACACAAAAGTTACTCAGATTTGGAATTGGATTAAAGGTCTCTTTAATGTTAAGTAAAGTAAAGTGTCCAAAATGCGGGAGTAAAAACTGTTACGGTATATCTCGTGTAGTCGGTTATTTTTCAAGAATTGATAATTGGAACAAGAGCAAAATAGGTGAATTAAAAGACCGACAGAAAGGTAATTACAAAATTGAATAATATTATTTAGTGCTCTTAGGCTGGATTGAGTTAAATGAGTTGCCATAGGTGAGAGTTGACTAAATTTAATCCTTAAAAACTCAGCCCAATTAAGCAGGTAAAAAAGGCTTTCGCCGCCTCCTCCGCCTGCTTTTTTTGGTTATATTGTTTGGTAGATTTTTATTCATATTAAATAAGTGTTTTTTATATATTACTTGACACTTATTTTTATTTGCTTCTATTCCAACACACACGGCAACATAATTTAAACAAAACCCTTGACAAACTAATTTTACCCTGCTATACTTTAATCAACAACATAAATAAAAGGAGACAATATGGATTACTATTTACTAAAAAAATACAATAATGGATTTGAAAAAAGAATGTATGTTGGAACTAAAAAAGGTTTTACTTGTCCTGATAGAAATGATGATAAAGGTTGGTCTCACGATTTTAAATATCAAGGACAGTATTACACAGAGATGTTAAAAGATACAAGGAAGGAAGTTGAAGGTGGCTTTATAGATACGACAATTACATTTTTTGGAAAAGTTGGCGATAAGCATATTCCAAAATGTAAGTGTGGCAAAAGATTAGTTGAATTGGGATATATGGTTAGCATTATAAAAGAAAACCATAGTAAAGAAGCATACAGATTACAAATTGCCAGATATGCAGGTGATGATAAAAAGATACTTCTAAGATATTTTAAAAAAAGAAAAGCAAGAGACAAGTTTAAGAATAGAATATTAAATAAGGAGGGATAATGTTAAAATCAACATTAAGAAAAAGTCTCAGTAAGGTGGAGGAAATCTACCAGAGTAGAAACAGAAACAAAACATTAAAGGTCGCAGTTGTCTGCAAGGGCAAAGATTTACTGAGAAAAGTGAGAATTCAGACTCTGATTTGGGAATTAGATAAAGACTTTGGTAAAAAATAAGGAAAATATATGTTTGACAATTATTGGCAAAAAGTAAATTTCCTGACAGAAAATAATGTTACTACAAATTGCATGACCCAATCAGAAATTAATCAAATGTATTATAAGATGACAGAAACAAGTAGTTTAAAAGATTTAAAGGAGGAATAATCATGAGCGTAAAAGAAAACGATACAATTAGAGAGCGAGCAATAGAAGATTTAAAATCTCTGGGTATAGATATAGTAACCTTACATGATTTGATAGAAAAAGATTTAGAATTTGTTTATAAATTACAGGATGACTGTAGTGAGAAAAAAAACAAAATTAATGATGTAATGGATAAGTCTAGTGCAATAGAATATGCTGAATTAACTGGTAGAAATTATGAATTAGAAAGACTGAGAACTTATTTAAAAAGTTATTTAAAATATTTTAACTAAGAGGTAAAACATGAACAAAAGACAATTAAAAGCATTTTACAGAAGATATATTGATTTCACACAATGGAAACAATGGATTGGAGTTATTGCAGAGATTGGATTATTCGTATTATTCTTTATTATGGTTTGTATTTTATTTAATATAATTTAAGCGATGGGTAACATGCTAACAAAAAAAGATTTTAACAACATAGTTGCAAAATTGTTTTTAGATGGTTGCAATTCAATAGACAGTAAATTAGTAATGCTTTTGTCTGAAAAATTACAACACATTACTAATTTTACTATTCAAGAAAGACATAGCGAATGTGACGTTTGGCACCAAGCAGAAACTGAATTTTATTTGGCAAAGAATGGTTTTATAGGAATTATCTTTGACTACAACGTTGTCATCGATGATTATAAAAATGATATTAATGATGTTTATAAATTATTTAAACAGTTGGAAAAAAAGTGTCAAAGTATACTAAAAGGAATAGAGTGCAATGAATAAAACTCTTGACAATCTTGCACACCGTGCTACATTATAAGTAATTTTATAAATTAAACTATTTGACAGGAATAAAAATGCGAATAATAAAAAGTTTAAAATATTTTGTATTTGAAATAAACGAAGAATATAAAACTGTTAAAATAATTGATAAAAACAGCAACAATGTAATTATATTAAATAAAACTTATGCGTTCAGTTTAGCAAGATTTTTAATTAGATATTTTTTCAGACTAAGTATAAATAAAAAAACTAGGAGGTAAAGTGGTAACAAATTTAAAAACAACAAATAAGAAAGAGAACATTTTTTCTTTCCTTTCAGCTAGAGAGTCTAAAATTATTAAAATGAGATTTGGTCTTGATGGAGATAACAAACATAGTTTAGAAGAAGTTGGTAAACATTTTGGAGTTACTAGAGAAAGAATAAGACAAGTTGAAGTTAAAGCTATTAAAAGATTAATGAAATTAGGATTAATTATTTTGGAAAAGGAGTGATAATGAAAGTCCTAAAAGTTATTGTCAATACTCCCTCTGGTCCTCATTTTCATGGAGAAATAAGAGGCAAGGTCTTTCAAAGAAAAGTTCACAAATCAAAAGACCTGATGAGAATTTATGAGGCTTGGTCATTGCATCCAAGAGTATTGGAAAAACTCAGTGAATTAGATATTAAGGCAATCAGATATGTTGATGTAGAAAATAATGAATTATGGGTTACAAATAGAAAGCATTGGGAAGAAGACGCAATTATAAATACTTTTTCTGGAGGTCAAACATTATATTTACCATTAAAGTTTTGGCACAAAGCAAGTGATAAACAAAAAAGGATGTTTTAATATGAAAAAAATTAAACTTACAAGAGGTAAATACGCCATAGTAGATGATGAAGATTATCATTATTTGAATCGTTTTCAATGGTCGGCTTCAAAAAAAGTCAATGATTATTATGCTGTAATGACTAAAACAAAAAGAAAATTAGGTAGAGCATCTGGATTTTATATGCACGAATTCATAATAAATTTAGATAGTTATGATTGTGTAACTTTTAAAAATAAAAATACACTTGATTATCGTAAAGAAAATATATTTGGGGTAAATATTGGGACAAAGCAAGCAAGAGCAAGAAAAATGCAAGGAGCAAAATATACTTCAAAATATAAAGGTGTAAGTTTCAGGGAAAAAAATAAAATTTACGAAGTAAGAATCACAAAAAATAAAAAAACTTATCACTTAGGTTGTTACAGGAATGAAAGAATTGCTGCTTCTGTATATAATGCAAAAGCCAGAGAATTATATGGCGATTTTGCTTATCAAAATAAAATATAAAAACCCGTGACAAAATTACTTGACAAACTATTAATAAAACATTATATTAATACTAATTAATACTAACTAACAACAAATTAAAAAGGAGGATTTATGACAGAAAAAAAAGTCAAAAAAGAGAAAGCAAAAACATCAATCTGTTGGCAAGAAAAAGGATTGATGGAACAAATGATAGAAATCCAAGATGAGTTGGATGTTCCAAAAGGTCAGAGAAATACTTTCGGTGGCTATAATTATAGAAGTTGCGAAGACATTTTTGAGGAAGTCAAACCTAAACTAAAAGAGCGTGGATTGTTATTATATGTCCAAGACACCTTAGTCAAATTAGGGGATAGATATTATATTAAGGCTATTGCTAAAATTACAGATGGCAAGGATTTTTTAACAGGCGTTGCTTATGCCAGAGAAGAATTGGAAAAAAAAGGCATGGATGGCTCACAAATAACAGGTGCAAGTTCTAGTTATGCCAGAAAATATGCTCTTAATGGGTTGTTTTTAATTGATGATGTCAAAGACAGTGACGCAACAAACAAACATGACAAAGATAAAAAAAGTCCTAAAAGTCCTGCAGAGAAAAAGTTTGAGAATGAACTTAAGGAAACTCAATATGAACACATTCCCTGCAGTAAATGCGGAGTTGAATTAAGCCCCCAAGAAGTTAAATGGTGTGAATCAAAAACAGAATTATATAAAGCTGAGGTTTACTGTAAAACTTGTCAGAAGGACTTTGTTAAATAAGCATTTATTGGCGTTTAAAGCGATTTTTATTTCTATAGCACATAATCTACCTAAAGACTGTTTTCATGTCTTAAAACGCCTCTCAATGGATTACAGGGTATATTTAATCAATATATCACACCCAATATCACCAATATCATTAAATAAGAGGTAATTATGAGTGAAGCATTAGAAAAAGAAAATTGGTACTCTAGTTTGATAGATGATTGCAAGTCAATTGTAGTTGAGTCTAGTTTCAATTCAAGGTGGTTTTTAATACAAGGTTATCATGCGTTAGGAACGAGAATTGTACAGGACTTTGAAAATTTTGAAAGGAAAGAAATATACGGTAAAAACATCATTGCACATGTTGCAGAATCTATTGGCAAAAGTCCGTCAACAATTTGGCGTGCTGTTCAATTTGCTAAAAAGTATCCTGATTTAAATAAATTGCCTGAAGGAAAAGATAGTAGTTGGCATCAAATTTGTAATAAATATTTATCTGAAGGAAACGATAAAGAAGTTAAAGAAACAACAAAAATGAAGGAAATTAAATGTCCGTTATGTAATGAAAACTTTACTATTGACTTATTAAAAATTAAATAATAAAATCAAAACAAATTTTAAATAATCAAAATGGGGAGAAACTATGCATGATGAAACTGATAGCATAAAGATTAGAGATTTACGAAATGGAGATTGGTATTGGGTTCCGAAAGTCATTTATGACAAGTATATTAATAAAATAGGGTCTACTGGTCTCAGCATATATAATGCTCTATGCTTTTATTCAAATCAAAATAATTCATGTTTCCCATCAGTTAAATTGATATCAATAAAATTAAATATTTCAGAGCCAACCATTTATAAATATCTAAAATTATTGGAGGAAAGTAAATTAATAAAGAGGGTAAATAGAAAGCATAAAGGTAAATCAAATATATATTACCTACTTAAACCATTTAATACCCCTCCTAAAACCATTTTATACCCCCCTCTTAAACCATTTAATACTAACAAGAATAAGTATAACAAGAATAATACTATATTAGGTTCTAAAGAACCGAGTAAACGAAAAATATCTGTTTTTCCTAAAGATGATTACACACTAGTTTTAAAAAAATATCAGGAATTAAAAGGCATCACATTACAGGGAGAAGAGTTCAAACCAATTCAACAATCTATTAAGACAATGTTTTTATCAAAAAGAACCCCCCAGCAAATAATTGATTGTATGGAATTTATATCAGAAGACAATTTTTTAAAAGATGTTTGGACAATCAAAACAGTTCAAACTAAATTGCCAGAATTTATAGCAGGTAATTTTGAGCCAAGAGAAGAAATAATATCAGAAGATGAGGTATATTAAAATGACAGATGAAGAATTAAAAAAAATAAAAGGTGTAGATATTTACAATAGATTGATTGATAAATTAAAAAGAGGAGAGTTAAGACCTAGACAAGTATCAGCCGTTTGTAAAAGATGGTTGATATTACATGATTTTGTTCAAAAAGATTTTGGATTTATTAAAAAATCAGAATTTAATGAGTCAGGTTGGAATGAAAAAGGAACTGCTATTACACAACAATTAAATCCATTATGGAAAGACGAATATGAAAGAAGAGCCAGACCAGACCATTATCATGCTAAAAGAATAGCGATTAAGGATATTGACGGCAAAAAGAAAATAATTTATAAATACAGTCCAATCAAATCAGAAAATTATAACAAGAAAAAATCTGAGGAAACAGAACATTTAAAAATGTCGGAAAGAATTTGGGAGAGTATCATTAAGAGCCAACCCTAATAGATAACACTAATAATTAAAATTAAAAGGAGGATTTATGGTAAGAAGAGTTACAGAAAGAGAAAGTTCAGAAAACAGTAATGTTATCAAAGTAACATTGGTTCCATTAGGCGGAGAAGTTAAAACAGTTGCTTTGAAAGAAGATTCTACTGTCGGACAAACTGTTGAAGCTGCTGGTTATGATTCAGACAATGTTGAAGTCAGAAATTCTGATGGCGATGTTTTAGGAATGGAAGACATTGTTGAAGACCAAGACGAATTGACCCTGTTATCAGATAGCAAGGTAGAAGGCGGAAAGTAATTGAATGTAACAGAATGTAAAAGTAGGGCTGGTGAAATTCCAGCCCCGCGAAATTAATTTTAACTTAATTTTAACTTAATTTTAACAAATAATACTATGCTTATGATAGACAAAAATTCATTTTATTATGACCAATGGAACCAAGGAGTTGGAGTATGTGATGGAGTTCTAAATACAGAAACTCTGACAGTAACGACTGAAGGAACGACTGCAGGAACGCATAATGTTAACCCATTCTCTGATGCTAATAATGCAATAGATATTTTAAAGGAGGGAAAAATGGCAACAACTAAAATCAAAAAAGTTGGTAATAAACAAGAATACGAAGTAATAAGACCAGATGTACTTACTACACTGGGTGTACCAATTCCAGATACTTTAATGAAATTTGTAGCAGGTATAGCTAAAAAAATAAAAAAAAATATAGTTATGAAATGTCATAATTCATTTAATGCTAATATGGCATTAAACAATAAAGAAAATTTATATTTGGTGTTTCATTCAGACATTCAATATAATGGATTAATTGAACGTCAAGATATGCCAACAGTTGATGTAATAATTGAACGTATTAAAATTGGTGGAAAATTATTTTCTTTTGCACCTGGTGGACAAGCTGATATGACACCCTATAAAATTGAAGGTGCTACCAATATTAATATGCCTGTTAAATATTCTACGGATATAGTCACGAGAAAGTTTGGTTGGTACTCTGATAATATAATATTTATTTATTTTGATATTCCACATGAATTTAATGATTTTGCTAAAGAGTTTATTAAATTTATTATCAAAAACTATGCTCATAAATTGGATTTTAAATTTACGCCTGTCAATTTGAAAGACATTATTAGTAAATATTTTAAAAATGGCATTAACAAACAATTAGAAGATTTTAAAAACAAACAAAATTTATGTAATCGCGATATAGAAACTTATATCAGAGAAATGGCAAACAGGGTGAAAGAAGTGGAAGACATAAACAAACAGATTAAAGCTCTAATATCTTATAATACAAGTGATAAAGATAATCACGACAATATAACAGATACAATAATCAAAAATATTCAATCTAATAAATTTATAACAGATTTTGGTTGTGATAATGAAAATTTATTATTTTTTAAAACAAAGACGGTTGTTATAGATAAAGCAGTCATAGGTAGGTTTAAAATAATAATTGATATATTGAATAATAAGATTATATTCGACAATTTAGATAAATATGACGATAGGATGCATCCTCATATTGAAAGGTCTGGCGATGCTTGTTGGGGTAATATAGGAACACCTGTAGCTAAATTACTAGGTGCTGGTAAATTTGACGAACTCATTAACCTAATCATAAACTTTTTACACAGTTATAATCCAGAAGATGCTTATGAAACATTGCATCATTTTGATGATTCCTATGGTGGCGATAAAGACGATGAGAGAGATGAAGATAGAGATGAATTTGATGATTAAATAAAATATTTAAGAATAATTTAAAGGAGGAAAAATGATTACAATTTATTTATCAACAGAGGCGTATTTAAAAATGAAGTATTATACTGATTTGGTTGAAGGTGAAGTTTCTGGTTTAGGAAGGTCTGAAATAATTAGTCCAACAGAGATTATGATTACTGATATTTTCTTATTAAAACAGGAGGTTACTTCTACAAATACAGAAATTGATAAAGACGATTTAAGTAAATTTTTATTAGAACAGAACAAATCTGACCAAGATGTAAAAACTATTAATGTATGGTGGCACTCACATGATACAATGGAAGCATTCTTTTCTACTACAGATGATGATACAGCGTCAGGTTTTGTTACAGACGGCTTTATAATATCCATTGTTACCAATAAAGCTGGAAAATTTTTAGGTAGAATTGATTTTTACAAACCTCTTAAATCCATCATAGATGAAAACGAGATTAATGTTTTACCTTATATAGAAGACCCTAAATTAAAATTGGTTTTAGAAAAAGAGATAGATGATAAAGTTACTGAAAAGAATTTTAATCAATATTGGAAAAAAGGAAAAAGATACGATAAGGAAAGACTTGACCATGAAAAATATTTTAAAGAAGATGAAGAAGATGAGGATGATGAAGATATTGATGTTGACGTACCTGTTAATAAAAAGAAAAATAAACGCATACACGAAGTTGGTGAAAATGACGATGAATATTGTGGTATTAATTAGGAGGTAAACATGACAGATGTATTTTGGAGACAAATGGATATTCTAAATCCAGATGAAATGAAACCAGTTACACTGATAGGTTGTGGGGCTATTGGTTCTGCTACTGGTTTAATGTTGGCTAAACTTGGCATTAAAGATTTTACACTTTTTGACCCAGATGAAATTGAAGAACATAATATACCTAATCAATTATATCCTTCACGTTCAATAGGGTTATTTAAAATAGATGAATTAAATGAAGTTATGAATAATTTTGCTCCCCAAGAAATAAATGTAAAGGCTGTTCAAAAGAAATTTGATGGCAATGATATCAACCCAATAGTAATTTGTGCAGTAGATAGTATGAAAGAAAGAAAAGAAATTTGGAAAAAGATAAAATACCAAGCACAAGCAAGTCTGTACATTGACGCAAGAATGGGAGGAGAAACTATGAGAATTTATGCAATTAATCCTTGCGACCCAGACCATATTGAATTTTATGAGAAGACTTTTTATTCAGCTGATGATTTGCCTTGTACTGCCCAATCAATCATTTACAATATATTCGTTATATCTGGTTTGATTGGTAGTTTAATTAAAAAACATCTTAAAGGGCAACCATGCGTTAAGGAGATGATTTTTAAGTTGGATGATTATAATCTATACTTTAAATAATATTAGGTGTATAATGACAATATACGAAGATAACAAAATAAAAATAGATTGTAAAATATACCATGAATGTAGACAGTGGCATCATTGTTGGCGATGTAAATATAATAAAACAATAGAAAGATTAGACAATTATCACGAACATGAAAAAGGAGATTAAAAAGATAAAAAAAGGCAGGCGAAAGATGCAAAAAAGTGAAAATAAACCTATAAGTGATTGTTGTAATTCATTAATGAGAACCGAAGGAATAGGAGATTTTAAAGATAGTGATAGACCAGTTACTTTCCATTTTGTTTGTAATAAGTGTAATCAACCCTGTGATATGAAAGTCAATAAACAAATGATTAGAAAAGGACAAGACATATTTAACTTTTTAGAATGGTTGCATACCAGAAAAGGTTTGGGAGGTCTCGAAAGTTACAGACTGGCAGACCCATTTTATCTATCTGATGAAGATTGGGATAAATATTATATGGAGTATAAAAAGGAGTTACAAAAATGAAAAAAGTATTTATCTGCAGTCCTTTACGAGGTGACTATCAAAAGAACATAGAGAACGCCAAGAAATATTCCCGAATGGCGGTTTTAGAAGGCTATATTCCAATCACTCCGCATATTTATTTAACCCAGTTTTTAGACGACAAGGTTAAAAAAGAAAGAGAGTTAGCTCTTAAAATCAACTTAGAGTTAATGGATTTATGCGATGAAATGTGGGTTTTTGGAAATGAAATTACAGATGGAATGAGAAAAGAAATAAATTATTGGAACGATACACATAATATCCTAAATAATATAATCTATTAAGAAATAAATATATGAATAAA